ATGATACGGCGACCACCGAGATCTACACACTGCATATCGTCGGCAGCGTCAGATGTGTATAAGAGACAGTCCAAATTTCTGGTTATGTGAATCTGATGAGGGGCGAGGCGTCTCATTTTAGTGATGATGTCGTCTTCCGTGTGCTCCGGTACTACGTTGAGTACGAAAACTGACATTGCCAAATCAAACTTTTGTCCTGTTGGTGGCGTCTTTGAAACACCGCTCCACCCATCAGAATCAGTTCCATTATAGGGATCATAACCAAAAACTTCAACACCATTTTCTCTTAGGAAGTTTGCGTTGCGTCCATACTTGCCAGCACCGTAGTCAACAACCTTCATTCCTGGCTTGATCGCTCCACTCTTAAAGAGTGCGCGTACTGCTGGTGCAGCTTGACCCTGAATGGACGTACCGCCCGTTTCTAGCGGGTCGCCTTTATAAACTTTTGCTTCAAAAATGTCACTCAGTTTCATCGTTAGGTATTACTTCAGCTTCCACTGGTTCTGGAGTTATATCGATCGGTTCAGGCTTTGCGTCTTGTCCCATCAACGTCTTCAGGATCTCATTGCGATCACCAACAATCAAATTGTTGTTTGTTGTTTTCGCACCAGTCACCTTCTCTGCTGCGAGACTTAGCTTGTCTTTGTTGCCTTTCAGCGTTGCTTTATCCTTTGCAGCATTCAATGCTATATTTAGGTATTGTGCTGCAATTTCACCGTTTCTCGCTTTGTATCTTCCTTCCACGAGCTCAGCCTCTTGGGATTGCTGTTCGAATGCTTCAAGTGATAGATCATATACCTCTTGAAACTGCTCATCGATCTCATCGTCCTTCTCATCGTATTGACCAGACACCACAAGCTCTGTGGTCCGCTTGACGGCTGGGACCATAGTTGTCCCTTCCTCGATGTCAAGGATGCTTTCCATTGGATGGTTCTTTGGAACCTCGATATTTTCTTTGTCGGTGGTCATTTTATGTGTGGATCTCTGTTGTACTTTCGGTTTAGCTCATCGGCAACTTTCTGGGCTTCTCCTCGTGTGTCATAGTGATCATGTATATCACCTTGACTGCTCATTACGTTGTAACCTGCTTTGTCGTTGCCGTCTAAGAAAAACTGCAGTTTCTTGTCTTCTTTCAAGTCTTTTAATTTCATGTTACCCTCATTTGAACATTTGGTTTTCCGTAATAATACGAAACTTCAACCCATATTTATTACAAAATTGGGTGGCGGCTTCCCACTTCGCCGTGTTTATAGCCCATGTGATGGATTCACGTAGTTGTGTCTTTTTGTTTTTCCCGCGGGATCTGGGTTGTCTAGTCTGTGTTTCTGGCTTTACTTCCCAGATTTCTTGGATGACATCACCGTGCTTATTTCTATACTCAACCCAGTAGTCTGGATAGTATTTGTGCACTTTCCCGTCTGTTGGCTTCACATAAGGAATAGCAACTTCTTCTGATGACCAACGGAGGACGTTAGGATTGTCATCGAGAAATTTGTTTGTGTGTAGTTCCCACGATGATAAGAAATTGATGTTGTTGACATTCCCAACATACTTCTCTGGGTGTCGTGGGACGTACTTGCCTTTGTTGTTACTCTTATAGCCCATCAGAGGCCGCCGAGTTTATTATTTCCACCTGGGTTTGGAGTAATGCCTGAAGCCGGATTCTCACCACCGCCCTTACCACCACCGCCAGCGTCGCCTGTTGGTGTTGGTACAATCTCAAGTGGATACAGAGCTTCACCGTTGCCACCCGTTAGCTTGCTCACGTTCTGTGTTCCAAACTCTTCTGTTTTTTGGTTAGGATCAACAAACAAACTATCGTAGCTAAATTCGAAAGTGAATTCAGATCCTTCACCAGAATCCTGCATCGAAAGTTCATCAGGCTGAAGAGATGTGATTCGTGGGTTGAACATATGATATGAAGTGATCGTGTCACCATACTGACCCAAGTGATAAAGAGTAATGCGTTCAAGCAGTCCCTTTGTTGGGTTGCCTGCATCGTCGCGGAGAGCACCAACACTGGCTGAGTAAGCAGGGAGATTGTAGTTGATCAAATCTTGATCATCATCTGTATTTGTGAAGTTCATTGAGTCGCCCTCATATGCACCCGAAACGCCCGCCTTTTGTGATTGGAAGTTCTTGTTTGTTATTGGGCTGATCGCTCGCATATACTGAGCATAAAAGTTTGTTGCCATACCAGTGTTGTCGTCATAGAACGTCATCTGGACAGGGTTGAACTGAACACGCTTGATCACCTGCGTCCAGTAGTTATACATATTGACTTCGTCGTATTGAAAATCAACTTGTGGTCGAGTCGCTCGCTTTGTAACAAACGCAATGCCTGGTGTTACCAATTTGTTCCACTCTGCATATGCTGGTGAGAATTGGATTTCAACAATGTATGAAAATTTGTTCTTTGGTGCACGCTTGATCAGGTCAATCGCGAACGGCGACGGAAGACAAAGGCCTCTGTTCAGTTCGTTGATTACTGAGTCTTCCAACTGTGTTGGAACAAAGATGCTTCGTACTAAAATTTCAAGATTCTGCAGATTTTGAAATGCGCTAGGAATGTCATCAAGGCTGAAGTTGCCTTGTTTTGCTTGGTCGAATATTTGTTTCGCTGATCCGAGTGCTCGGTTTGCAACACCTGCATCGATGTTGTTTACTGCATCGAGAGCGCCTCGACCAATACCAACTGCATCAAGAACAACATTGGCACCGTTCTCTGTTGACTCAATTGCTGTGTTTGCAAATCCAGCAAGCGTTGAGTTATAAATCTCGTCGCCTTCTTGGCCTGGAACAACTGACTTTCCTGAACGAACAGAATCAGATACACGCGCCACCGTTTCCAGCCCCTTGCGGATATCACCGGATTTGCTTCCGATCTCATTGAGCACCTCAAGTTTGCCAAGATTGCCGATTGCGTCGAAGAAACCTTTCTTTCTTCCTTGCAGTCGATTGTTCTTGTCAATCAGTGGTGGGCAGTTACGTGGATCTGGCATCCTAAAAAATCTCCTTTGGTGTATTTATGGGTGGGAACTAGGCACAAAAAAAGGGAGTCCGAAGACTCCCTTAAATCGCTTCCTTGCGAAAACTCTCCCTTAATTAGCCAGAGATAACGCCTGCACCGCCAGTTGCGACGCCTTCACCGTTGGAGTATCCATTCAGGACATCCTGGCGAGCGTGATCATAACGAACGGTCATTGTAATTTGGACTGCCTCAGAAGCGGCGTAATCCATATCGGTGTAATCAATATTCTGAATGAAGCAACCTTCAACTGTCCACTTCTCTACAACCGTGTCTGTACCACCATCAAGAAGATCGAGGTATGTGACAAACTTGTAAAGTGAACCTTCAGTTCCTGCGGCCAAGAAAGGACCCTCAGCACCAATCAAGTGCTGCTGTTCCTGTAGCTGTGCTTGGATTACTGCAGAAGCCGATCCAGAGATGTCATCTTCGAATGTGATCGTCATTGGCTCAAACATATGCTTGCCTGCAACCCACGCTCGTGAGTTGTAACGATCAAGCTGAACTTCCTCGAAGGAGAGCACTGGGCGTGTTATGTTGATCGCCTGCATGCTTAGTGGTTGTGAGTCTGCACCCGCTCCCATGTTAGCAAACGTGACGCGCCAACGGTTCTTCAGCTTTGGCTGAAGAATACCTGTGCCGATCCCAGGAATACCGATATCATTGATTGTAGCCATGTTTTACTGTTCCTTTAGCTTGTGTTCAACTATTTATTGTAATTCGTCTCTTCCCTTAGATCTCTGCGCCTGTTGCCACAATTCTAACTGGGATGTAGATAAATTCTGCTGCCTTCACTGGTTTCAGAGCAACGTCGATGTACATCTCGTTGCGATCAATTCGATCTGGCGTGTTGTTTGACTCATCACTGATAGTAGCGAAGTCATACAACCCTCTCTTAACGATCAAGTCGCCAAGGAAGTTGTCAACAACCGCTTTCAGGTTGTCACGTGTCAGCTGATCGTTTGGCTCGAAGACAAAGCTAAGAGTGTTACGACGAAGCTGGCGTTTGATGTACTTAATCAAACGAGATACATTAACACGATCCATTGCACTTGGCTGTGGAGCAGATGTCTTCTGACCCCAAATCAGGATGCCCTGGCCTGGGAAGAATGTTACTGGGTTAATGCGACCGCTTGGTGCATCTTGATACATTGCGTCGCGCTGTCCCTGGTTTAGTGCAACTGGAACGAATTCTGTTGGACCGCCAAGTGCGCCATTTACATACCCGATGTCAGAAACGCCTGTTACCACACCACGGCGAACACCAGCTGGTGCAAACCACAAGAATGATACATCATCACTGTACGCGTATTGTCGAAGTGCTGTACCGGATGGAGCTGCAACAACGTTGCGTCCGTCAAGGTTTGAAGCAAATGACCAAGGGTTGTAATATGAAACGTGAATGCTGTTCTGACGTGCAGTTGTAACCGCCCAACCTGTAGATGGGTTTGTAACACCGTCTGGTGTCAATTCAACTGGTGTGTCACCGATGACAAGTGCCTCATCAGCAATATCTGCTACAAGGTTCAGCAACTCATCAACTAGCTCAGGATATCCTGGGCAAAGAACCAAGTTGTAGTCAAAGGTCTCAGCACGAATTTCTGTGTTAGAGTTTACAGCTGCCTGTAGTGCAGTTGTGATCGCAACTCTGCGAGCAGCATCATTAGCACCGAGGCTTGTCTTTGTCAGGAATGCAGAAGTGAACTTGAAGTCGTCTGAAAGAGCGACAAGCAGATCACCACCTTCCTGTGGTGTGAACTCGCCTGCGATGGTGCCGCCACCTGGGAACGATGGGAAGGAACCGATGTTTGCAGAAACGTGCTCAAGGCCGAAATAAGTTGTGGTTGCTGGCTGGTCGTAACCATTCGCGAACACATCAAGTGGGTTAGCGGACTGATCATCCAGATAGTCATCAGCGACTGGAATGAACGAGAAAGAACCAACAACTGGATCAAAGATGAACTGTGTGGCATCATTCGCAAGCGAATCATACTCAGCTCCATCGACCGTTAGTTTGTATGCAACAACGTTTGCTGTGTCCGGAGTCAGCGTGAACGCTACACCAGTACCAGACGTTGAAGTCTGTGTTAGTGCGACAGAAGGAGTTACATAACCACCCTTGTCTGTTACTGTGAATCCTGTTACGTCGCCGTTTACATCAACAGTCGTAACTGTGATAACTGCGCCGTTGGAAAGTGTAATTGTGTCGAGTGCCGCATAAGGTGTAGCGACAAGAGCATCACCACCAACGAATGTACCATTCGAACCAGCACCGTCGTAGTTTGCCTGGGTCTGTGAAGCAATCAGATTGTATGTTCCAGGAATCAAACCATTAGCGGCGTTGAACTCGTTAATGTATTCGTTGATAAGATTTTCAAGAATGACCTTTGCCTCGAGGAACTTGTCATCCCACAGAGCCTGTAGATCGTCAAAGTCGTCATTCAAGTTTACATTTGCTCGAAGAACAAATGCTCGGTTGCCTATACCAAGATATTGGTTAAGTGCAAACAAGCCGTATTCGTTGCGTGCATCACCATGATATTCTTCCAGTGTTCCTTCGTCGCGAAGGAAACGTGGGATACCGTAAGTCTCAACCGATTGTGCTTGAGAAGTGATTGTGCGTACAACTGAATGTTCGAACGTACCTTCAGCTGGCGTTACACCATCTGCTTGTGTCTTTTCATCAGCAGTTGCGATAAAAATCAATGGCACAGTAGGTGCGGATACAGGAATGAAAAAACTTTCATCTGTGATCGTTACCGAAACGCCTGGGCTAACTAAGGTCGCCATCTGTTAATTCTCCTTAAAATAGAGTAGTTGCTTCAAAATTCATCCTACCTTTGTAGTTGGATGTATTTATAATCAGATCCTTCAAAGACCCACAAAAACTACGCACCGCCGGTGATATCAATATCATCCAGAGAAAACGCGTGTTCATATGTGATGCCCTGAGCATCCAAGTCTGCGATAATGTCTTCTGATGTTTGTGAAGCGCTGTTGACCGCACCAATTCTGATAAAGATGTCCTGAATGAACTTGTCGTGGACTTCAGTCGGTGCAGATATTTGTATTGGTACTTCGAAATTTAGGGTGGTCTGAATCAACCGCCGGTCTGGGCCTGCAGGTTGTTCATCGAAGTTGATTCCAACAAGCTCGCATGTTGTTAGACGTGTCCAGTCATCAACATCGTCACTTGTTTGGATGTGTAAAATTGGGTCAAATAACATCAAGATCTGCTCGATGATTTGATAGTGTTGGTCTTGATTGCTTGCCCATATTCCCAGATCAAATGTTGCAACGTATGGAACTGGCATGCGTTGATGAACAACTTTGATGTCTGTTGGAAACTCACCACCCGTTGGCATTGATGCATGACGTCGCGTCTGCCCGACACCTTTGCGAAGCTGAGGGGCGAGCACAACGTTAGTTAGGTTCGCTGCGAGCAGAGGAAGTCGAATAGGTTTGTTTTGTGTGTTCGCTGACTTGATATCCGCAACAACTCTGTCTTCGCTGCCGTTCTTAATTGGCACCTTTATTAGACGAGGATCAACGTCGCCGAGTTTACCAACTGTCACTTCCATGCCGGCAAAGATAGCCATGAACTGAACGAGATAGTTTCGCAGTTGGTGGTTGTAATAAAATCCGTCGAACTCTGACATTAGCAGTCATCCTCTGTGTTTATATCTGTATGTGGTACACGATTCGGCGATGTCAAGAATTCATTCAAGACAGGCTTGCTGCTGTTATATAGAGCTCGCTTATCCTTCTCCAAGAAAATCCAACGACCCTTAGCAGAGCTGTAACGGAACAGACGAGCTGGAACATCCGAGTCGATCGTTTCGTACGTCAGTCTGTGATAGTCGCCATGCGTTGGGGATCCAGGGTATGCATCGCCTTCTGTAAATGGAGCGTTGTTTGGTGGCATGCCGTCTTCTGTTTGGAAGCCGATAGGATTCTGACCAATCTTTTGTAGGTTTGGTAATCCTTGATCTGCCGCTGCCTGAACTTCCTCTTCTTCCCAAGCGCGAATTGTTGCTGATGATTCAGCTCCACGTTGTGGTGTATCATCGAGTGCCTGTGCTTCTGCTGTTTCACTTGCATCAGAATAATCTTGGAATACAGGATGTAGACCTTCGCCCTTGTCAAGCAAGCCGAGTTCATCTGGAACTTCATTCTCTTTGAGATCGCCAAAGATGTCTTGTGTCTCCTGAGAAACGTAAGCGGGTTGAAGAACACATCTCAAAAGAGTTGGGCGCCAGCCAGGAGTATATCCTTCTGTGCTCCATGATGTATCTGTGACTTCCATCCACTTCTCGATTGGTTCATTTTCCGCAGAGTACTGCGTCTCTGATGGCATCTGAATGATGTCACCAATAATGAGAGGGCGGCCAAGCAAAGCCACACAAGATGAAAAATTCACCTGAAGATAAATTGTTTGTGATGGTAGTTCGATTCCAAATCGTGTTAGTTCAGACTGTACATCAAGCAAGTCATATGCACCCTTGAGCAAGATTGACTCATCGTTGTAATCGCGATCACGATTCTCCAAGAATATTTTGTCTTGGATATTGTCATCTCTCGTTGCTGCATAATTGTGGAACATCTGGAAAGCAACAACAGACCAGCGATCCATATCGCCACCCGTAAAAGCAAGTGGACGCAGTCTCCAATATCTGTTCTGAACAGAACCGACTGACAAAATAGTATTCAAGCAATCGTCGTCTGGTAGGTTGACGACTTGTACGCCGTACCACTTGAAGCCATCTTCTGATCGCTCCAAGCGTGCTTGTGTAACACGAGAGTCTGGATCTGAGGACTGTTTGATTGCAAACGCTGTAATATGTTTGCGGATGCTGGCATCTTCGCCATACTGTCTACGACTACCATCATTGACTTTGATATCACCAAAATCATAGCCGAGATATGATGATGCACGAATAGCATCGAAGCCTGTTTGTAGTGATCGCCACTCCGTCACATAAATGTCAAATGCATTTTCTGCTGGGAAGCCAACGAGGTTGCCACCCGAAATAGCTTGTCCTTTTCCTGTGACGTCAACGAGCTTTCCTTGCTCGTGAACACCAAGAAGTTTGTATACGTTGAGGTCAGCGCCTGCAATTGCTAGCGCTTCATTTCCTACGTTGTCGATGAAGCACGAATCATTTGATTGTGAAAGCTGCCAAGGTTTGCATGTTGGATCTTGAGCTGGAACAGTTGGGCACAGTGAACCGTCGGGAAGTGTTGTGCATCCCGGATTGCTTGGGAGTGGAGAAATTGATCCACCTTCACCCGGATCTGGATGGTGCGGTCCAACAATTCCTGTACAATCTTCTGTTTCGTTTGCCATTAGGCCCTCTGTACTATCGTTCGTCTTCCATAGATTTTTCCGTCTTTGGTACTACGAACTACTACGTCTTTTGTTTCAACTTTTTTCTTCTTGCCCCAGTCTTTATTGTCATACTGGTTTGTGTATTTGATTTCAGCATGCTTGATTGTATTTGGAGACAAATTTATTACTTCATACAACCTCATGTTTCCACCTTCTCAAGTCTGTCATAGTAGTCTGGATATTCACCCAGGTGATCCAAAGCAATCTCTCGTGCTTCTTCTCTATCCTTTGTGTGTTCCAGTTCAATCATGACACCTTTCTTGAGTTGGTCCTTGATCTTCTTCAGTGAAATGCCATGCTTCTCAGCCACCTCTTTTGAAGTGGGAGTTTTAACCGATGGCATGTACTCTTCAAAAAGTTCTTCTAATCTCATTTCGGCTGCTCGCGATTGTTTTCCTTTTCCTTGTCTGAAAACGTATTGCTGCCTCCATACATCTTATTCTTTGGAGTTGCAGTTGCAAGTTTTCGAGCTTCTTTGGTATTGAAGTCGCCTTCATACTGCAGGTACTCTTTGAAGGATAGTGGTCTCTTTGTGTCCATTAGCCAATCACGAACGTAGTGCCCATGCCCCAATCTTCAACCTGACTTGCAACGAAGTCGTCCAACTGTTGATACAGATCTGCCATATCTTGATCAGCGCGCGTGATCAGTTCAGCAGCATTCAAAGATACACCACCGCCAGCGCCTGGTAGCGATGCAAACTTACCTCTGATCTCAGCCAACATATAACGAGCCTGAGACAGGGCATACTTTTCAATCCACGTTTTACACCATCTATCCTTGAGCAATTCTTGCTCTGTTCGTTCCGTAGCACAATCCAAAAGGATTCGTTCGTGTCGAACAAATGATTGGTGTAAGTGAAGAACACGAGTCGATTCATTCCAGTTGAATGTGAGACGTGTAGCAAATAGATGCTCCATCTGCTCAATGTACTGAGCAACCAAATGGAAGCTAGTCAAATCGTATGTGCCCATGTTATACAAATGCTGTAGAACAACCTGACCATACACACCAGCACCGTGAGCGGAACTCAAGAATGCTGAAGTAAATCTGTGAGCAGTATTCACACTAACAATTTTATTGAATCCTGCTTTCTTGTTTGTCATGCGATATGATTGCGCACCTGGCTCAATATCCAAGAAGAACCAACCACGCTTGTATGCAATTTCACTTCTCTTTCTGAGAGATTCCAAGGCACCTTGAATTGCTTCATCCAACTGATATGGCGTCAGTTCAACATCGACAACAGGATAGCCGAGCTGTGCTCGAATACTATCTGCCAGCTCTCGTCTCTCGTCTGGCGTTCCATCATTACCAACACCTTCAATTTCATACATTGGTAAACGATCAACTCCATCTATGCCATATACCTGAGCGTAGATTTTTGTTGCCATGTTGTTCCACAAGAAACCTTCAACTGTTACATCAGTTTCTGGAAGTGGTGGTGACGTGAATGATGCTTCCGAATAGGAATTGTAGTGTCCATATGAATGGAAGTCTGCATAACCCGTTCCCGTATGAGTATGGGAAGGATGCACACTGCTTCCATCTGGAACAATGATCATAATACACGCACAACTACCTCTTGCACGAGAAACCATTTCAAGATCACCATTCTTATTCAGAGCAATCCAGGCTTTCGGATCATGACTGACCCAAGCGTCGCCGTCCCAAATAAACAAAGCGTTGTTAGATGAATCGTACCAAGTGTCGCCCTCCGATGGAGAAATAGGAGCTGTTGTGAATGGAATTGCCACCCACGAGGATCCAACACGTTCATAAAGAATGTTGTTTGTTGAATCGTACCAGAATGTTCCAGCTGGAATTGAATTTGGATCTGTGTTAACATCGATTGGATT